AAGTTATCAGTTACAACTGTTAGTTTTTTGTCACGAGATGACCTCATGACCACATCTGCTTCGTAAAGCGTATCGTTGAAATATTCACGAACAAGAGTTTTGAGAGAGTCCATTAAATTTCCTCCGCTAAACTAAATAGTTCAAAGTTTGTACATTTCAACGGTATTATCGCCGGTTGTGTAATAAACACGCTTGACACCGACATGTTTTAGCGCCGCATGGCACATAGAACAGGGTTTGCTGTTGCGGAACTCACCCACGCGATTAATCCTGCAGACATATACATCTGCGCCTGTTGTTACGCTACGCGGCAAGCCGAGCACCACGCCCAGCTCTGCATGGACAGTCGCATGGCCTCTTGCTGGGTTCCTAAACCTCTTGCCAAAAGAGCTATAGTTCTCCTTGTTGCAAGAGGAATTGATGACGGATCCGCCTTTTACTAATAGCGCCCCGTGTCTAATCTTGCCATAGGGACTATCATGCGCAATGCTCTTGGCCGCTCCGAAAAGTCTCTGCATTTTTTTTGAGACCCTGATCGGGCGGCCAACAACATCTGTTCTTAATTTAATATCATTCATTTTTCCTATATTAATATAGGCACGAATGTTGTTTGGTAAATTACTCTTCTTCAGTCTCGGAGTCAATGTCGTAGAAGTCGTTTGCATTTCCTTGCTTGGACTCAAATCTCATGATAATCTCCTCGTCCATAAGTTGCATTACGCGATTCCTAAACTTCTCTTCCTTGAGCTTGTCTAGCCATTTTGAGGCCTGGAACTTATCAAATGTTCCGTCCTCATAAACTAGGCTGTACCAAGCACCGGAATTCTGCAGAGAATCTGATACCTTAATCGCCTCGAACCAGCTTTCCTCGTCTTGGATACATGCGTCTTCAGAGCCCCAAAGAATCTTGAACGTGCATTGTCTGCCTTGTGTGCCAAAGCGGCTTTTCTTTAGGGTGACCTTAACTTCAGATCCAATTCTAAAGCCGTTTTCGTCATTCACAAACGATGATTTAGCTTTTCTGGATGTTAACCACATTCTCAAAGAATAAGTATAGGGCAAAGACTTTCCACCGGGCGTGAACCACGGCGTTGTCATGGCTTCAGCAACGTTACTCGTAATATTGGTTTTTAATTGGTTAAGCACCAGAAGCGTGGATTGTGTGTTCGCAATCGGTTGTGTTAATTTTTGTACACCTTTTGACAAAATTCTAGGCTTTACGGCCATTGAGGACAGGGGGTTGAAGTCGCCGGCGATATCTGTTTCACATGGGGTCTGTGCTACGGAATCCCAAACAAAGAGCATGGGATTTTCGTTTGTTCCCAGCATCTCTTCGATAGTTTCTAAGACTGTCTCAACACTGTGGGCTTGAGTGTACAAAAACCAGCCCATTCCGTCTGGCGGCTCGTCATCTAGGCAACAGCCAACACGCTCTAGAAAGACGCTGTCGATTGCTGACTCTGAATCAAAATAAATCACATCAATGCCCATCTTCTGGGCGTTGGCGGCCACTTGTGCCGCCATGTAAGACTTACCGGTGCTTTCTTCTCCAGCGATCTCGACGACTTTGCCCATTGGAACGCCAGCTAGCTTTCCCTTACAGATGATACTGTCTAGCCACCTAGAGCCTGTTGGGATCCACTTCTTGACATCTGTTGGATTCTCACCAGAAAGCGAAAAGGCAATTTCTGTGCCTGCCTTCTTGTTAACCAAATTTCTCATTTCTTTAAGGTTGAGACGACCTAGTTTCTTCGCTTTCTTCGCCATGATATTTCCTGTGTATAAAAACGAGGCACCTGTAAGCCTGTGCCTCCCCGTGGCTTAATATAAGAACAAAGTCTTATACGTCAAACGACAAAGTACCCTTTGGGGTCTCTAGGTGTGCCGTCCATCCGGAAAGAGGGTTGAGCCCAAAATAATAAGGGCGTGGTGTAAAGTTCTTCAACTCGGCCACTGTGGTCTTTACCTCTGCGCGCAGAGTTGTGAAGCCTCTCTTGTGATCGTATGTTTCAGTTGTTTCCTCAAGATAATTGGACATTTCCCAAAAATTCTCTTTGAGAACATCTGTAACAAACTCTGTAAAACACTCATCGCCACGATTATAATCCTCTAAAAGATCCTCGTCACGCATGTCGTCTAGTGGATCGCCTTCAACGGTAAGACCAGAAGTGATTACCTCGGCAAAACGCTCCACCGTGCTTGTTTCCTCTAATGCTGTTTGGACGTGCGTCTCGTTAAAATGAAACGTGTCTGTCCCTTCTTCATATACAAATTTAACGACGGTATCGTCGTCGTACTCGCTAAACTTATTATTAAATGTAGACATCTTTTCTCCTACTCTATTGTGTCTTTAAAAATGAGGCACCTGTAAACCCGTGCCTCCCTGCGGTAGGGGAACTTTTACATTCCTAGATCTGCAAAAGCGCGATCGACGCTGCTCACCTCGGCGGTAGAGTTATACTTGGTGGTCTCGGTTGAAACCTCCTCTGCATCCTCTTCACCAAGAAGGAACTGGTCTAGCATTTGCTGAATCTCCGTTGGAGTCTTACGTGCGGACTCGAAAACCTCATCGAAATCCGGGATAGAATCCAACATTCCTGACGTAGTGTCATCAGACTCGGTCAGCGGAGACGACTTTCGTCGAGGGACGATTGTTGTCTGCGGGAACTGTGCCCCTGCTGGCTTGCCGTAGGTAATGACCAAGTCAGTGCCCTCGTTGACATCAGTGATGTCACCATACTCGGGATTGAGCACAAGATTCAAAAGTTCCTTGTACGCAGTCTTGCCATAGCCCCATAGCTTAACACCCTCGTCTTCCTGTCCTCGCACAATAACTGGCGAGAAGAAGCGCTGGCGTGCTCCAAGGTTCTTGGCCATCTTGACACTCTCGTCAGAGCCCTCGTTGTACAGCTGGCGGATAAAATCGTTAAGAGGATCATCCTCGCCAAAGTTCTTCTTTGGGCTCAAGAAACCCGGGTTGTTGCCCAGATTATAGTGGAACCAGTACTCCTTGAACGGATCGCCATCAGACGTTGGCACAATACGAATGATTGTCTCGCCGTCATCGGGTCGCCAAAAAGAACTCTTCCCGCCGCGATTTTCCAAGGCATCGCGTTTTGCCTTCATTTTTGCTAAATCAATTCCCATTTTTTTCTCCTTTTGCGTTTAGCTATAGTACGACCGGTCAATCTCCCGGACGCCTTAAATTATAATGTAAGAACAAAATATCAAGAGTCAATGTTTTGTTCCTGCACATAAGAAGCGTGGTGAGAAACATAAATATAGTTTTGTTCGTAATCTGTTGAATGTATCGCAAAACATGATGTACATTTCTCTCCAGCCTTGTCAGCAACATAGGACCTAATTTTGTGAAGTAAATCTTTTTCTTCATCTAGTGTTTTTTGTGAAATTCCAAAAAAGTATTTTTTAGATCTTGGATTTTTTAGATCGTAAAAGGTTTTTTCATCAAAGTTACTGAAGGCTACGACACCCATAGTGCAAATTTTTATGGTCTCTTTGTCGTCTGTGATAGTCGATAAAAGAGGCTCCGTATTCTTGAACACATTTAACATATGATATGTGCTAGATATAACCTGGTTAATCTCTTGCCAGTAGTTGGCGATAGAGACATTGCCGAGCACTGATTCTACCAGCGAGTTTTTAATTATATACATCTTGTCTAGCAGTCCGGATCTCACATATTCTTGCAAAACGCCAAAAACGATTTTCTCTCTTGTGAACGCACTATTATCAGGATTTACTAAATCTGCCTTAACATACAAAAGAGTTATGTTGCAATGGGCAAGATCTTGCAAGAATCTCAAACTAATGCCTGAAATCTTACCAGAGCCCGCTAAAACTACTGTAACGTCCCCCGTTATGTGGGACAGGTCCAAAGTCTCATACTGCGCCTCGTATTCTTCGTGTGAAGTCTGTGGACGTATGTAAAAGAAGTTTTCTCTGTTTGACGCGTCGCTATCGACGTAGTATCTCTTATACTGTGGGTAAACAGAGAACGAATCTACAATTCTGCACCCGGCGGCGCCTATTCCTACTAAATTCATGCTATCCTCTTCATATCTCCGAAATCCAAGCCCAGGCTCATGTTTGTTCTAAAGTCACCAAATCTAGTCTTTGAGAACTCTTTTCGCATGCTTTCTACTAGCTCCTTGTCTTCAGCAGATATATCTAGAACAATGCTGTCGTGAATACAAAAAGCAACGAACGATTTTTTGCTCTTAAGCATTTTGTCTAATTTCATCGCAGCAGTTAACATCATATCACTAGATGAGCTTTGTATTAAGTAGTTTAGAGCCTTGTCCTCATCAACACTGATAGTCCTACCATACGGCGTGACCATTTCAAGGCCGTCGTAGTATTTTTCAAGGACCGCTTCCCTATCAAAGAAAGTGTTTAATTTTTTGTTTTTTGAGGCAGGGTTGTAAAGCCATGCAAAAACTTTTTTCTTGACCTCGTCACGAGTGTACTTGTCATCAAATATTTCTTTAGCTAACCAAG